TCCAGTTGCCGTCGATGGTGGGGTCAGCACTGCCCACGTTGGCGACCCGGTAGGTGCCGCTGCCCGTCAAGGTGTGATTGAGTGCGCCGTTAAATGCCCTGCTCGTGCGGAACTCCGCGCCCGCCGCAACATGAATCAGCGATGGGGTGTTGATTGTGGGGCTGGTGTAGTTTGGGAAAGCGCCAAGAGTATTGATCGTGGCTGCGCTGTTGAAATAAAACGTGCCCGCGTTCACGGTGATTGAACCCGTGGGCAAAAGCCAGTTGCCCGTGCCCGTGGTGGCCGTATGGCTCACCACAATGGTGCTGCCAGGCGCGTCCACCGTGACCGAGCCGGTTCCGGGCATGCCTTGCGCCAGCGTGTAGGTGCCAACGGCACCGCCGCGCACCTGCAATGTCTGGCTGCCGGTGATGGTCAGTGGCAGACTGTACGTGCCAGGTGCGGCAAGCAGCCGCGTGTCGCCCAAGAACAGACCTACTTGCGGTGCCGTGGGCGCAGCCGTGCCACGCCGAGCGGCACCGCCCAGGCGCAAGCTGGTGGCTGTCAGCCTTGTGGCCATCACACCAGCTCGGTGATGTAAGCGACGCCGTCGGTGGTCCCGGCGCGGACAAAGTGCAGGGTGCTCCCAGCGGGGACATCAAAGTCCAGCACGCCATTGGCTCCGATGTAAGCCACGCCCTGCAGGCTGGCCTCCATCGCTGGCATGGCCAAAGTGCCAGACCCATTCACACGCACCAGCATGGCCGCCGTGGCCTCGATGTGGACGCGCAAAGTGGTCGGGTTGAGAATCAGTTGCCCTGGCGCGGCGGCAATGGGCTCGGGCGTGAAGCGGCCCAATTGGGCCAAGCCATCCACAGGGATCAATTGGCCCTCTGTGTACAGGCGAGTCAATGGGACATGCCCGCCGGTGCCCAGGTCATCGACCATGGGGGCCGTGCCGCCCTGAAATTGTTTGATTGGCATGCTCACTCCTGCAATTCAGCGGCGCATGGCCAGACTGGCCCGCGCCCAAAACATCAATTCATGCACGGGCATGGCCCGCACCACTGGCAGCGGCTGGTGCATGGTGGTGGTGACCAGCATCACCGCCTGCACCACCCGCATCACTTTTTTTGTGCGTCACTCAGCGGCTTGCCATCGGCACCCGCTTTGGGCTCATCAGCCAGCGCTTCGACCTCAGCGGCCTGCATGAGCGCCTCCACTTTGCGCTCAAGCGCCACATAGTCGGTCCCGTGCAGCTTGCGCACCACGGCCTCGTCTGTGCCGCAGACGCTGGCGATCAGCGCGATGCGCTGTGCCACACCACCGCGTTGGTCAAAGGCCAGGTAGTCGGCGGCGATGACGTGGTCACGCAGCGTCAGGCTGTCCAGTGTGCTGCTTTCGCCCATCTTCAACGGGTGCTTCAGGGTGTAGCGCGGCATTTAAATCACCTCTGATTTGTTGCTGACAAAAGTCACGCGCGCCTCGCCGTCGCTGATGGCCACAGCTTCGGTGACAAATGCGCGGGCCATCATGTGCACGGTGCCGTCGCTCAGCAACACGGTCACGTCTTCGCCGGCCAGCCGGTTGATGTCCACCACATTGGTGCCCGCAGTCAAATTCAAGTTGAGTTCAAGCCGCGCTGGACTCTCGCTCTCGGTGTAGCCACCGTCTTCCGCCAGGCGGCCGGGTTTGTGCTCCCTTTTTTTGCCGCTGGGGGTGAAGGTGCCCGCTTTTTCAGCGAGGGGGAGTTTGCCCAGCGTTGGGCAGCTCACGGTGCGGATGTTGGTGATAGCGCTCATGTGTAAAGCTCCTACAAATCAAATTCAAATGGGATTCAAATCAGGCCCCAATGCCTCAGGCCTCGGGGGTCACCTTGTAAAACTTCGCCCGACCTGCCAGCACGTAATAGGGGCTCAAGATGACGGGTTGGTCGACAAAATTGAATCGGCTGGGGTTCGTGGCGTCTTGCTCGACGACGAGCGTCGATTTGTAGTGGTCATAGGCTTGCACCCAACCCTTCTCACGCATCAGCACGTTTTCATACAGTGAGAGCAGGTATGCCCGCACACTGTCCTCGGTGGTGATGCGCAAGCCGGGTCGATAACCCTCATTGGTTTTGGCTGCAGCCGACCCGGTGAAGCGCTGGATGGCACCAGCGCGCTGTTCGTAGCGAATGCGCTCCATCACCTCGGCGGTATTGATGTCCAGGTAGGCGTCGTCGGCGCTGCCGTCGGGACGGTACTGGTACATGCTGATCAATCGCTTGATGCTGCAGCTGCCATCCTTCGTCATTTGAAGCACGCTCATGCCCTTGTAGAGCAGGCTGTTGGCCTGCGTCCAATCGTGGTAGCTCACACCGATCAAGCCTGTCAATGCGCGGCCTTCCAGGCTTTCCACCGGGTTGTTGCGCAGCTTGGGCGCGGCCGCAGCGGCCACAATCGCCGCCGCCTCCCAGTGGCTGACAGGATTGATGCCCAAACTCAGCACGCTGATGTGCTCGTAATTGCCCGCGCTGCCATACGTGACGGCAGCGGCATAGTCACCACGGTGCGCCGCGAATGCGCGGAAACCGGCCTGCACCGGCGGGCGGTAACGCAACTGGCTCTCGGTGTGCCAGGCGGCCAGGGTGGCGGCGTCGTTCATGCCCAAGACCACATAGTTCATCCAGCGCTGGCCAATGATGGTGGTCAAATTGCCGGGGGCCGGGTCACCCGTGCCGCCGGTCATGGCGTTGACGGTCAAGCCCAAGCCCGTGGGCGTGGTCTCGCCGTACAAATTGGTGCGCAGATCCACGCCATTGCCGCAGGTGCCTTTGTGGTGTGCGGTCAATGTCACGATGCTGGTGGTCGCTGTCGCGGTCACGGGCAAGTCCAGTGTGCTGGCATTGATGGCCGCCGCAATGGCCGTGGCCACCGCCGTGGTGGCCTGGCCTGCTGTCACGCCCACAGTGACCAAATCGCCACCGATGTACAAGGCCAGTGTGCCACTGGCCGTGGGCGCGGCTGTCACCACCAGTGTGCCCGTGGCGGCCACGCCCGACACGTTGTCTGCATAGGGCAGCATGTACACATCCAGCGCCGGGTCAATGGCGCGGTACCGCGCGACCATGCGGTGCAGCATGCTGCCCGCACCCGCTTTGGTTTTGGCGTCTTGCACGCTCGACACCAGGGTCACCTCGCCGGCTGGGGCCGTGCCCGCTGCCAGCTTTTGGCCGACGATCAAGACCGCGCCAATGTCGCCAGACAAGCCAGCGGCAGAGCTGTCGACCTCGATGTAGGCGCCTGGGTAGCGCAAGGCGCTGGGGATGTAATCAAAAGAGACGGTCATAAGGATGCTCCAGTGTCAAAGTCGGGATTGGTTAATCGGTCGTAGAGACCAGGGTCTGCTCGGTAGTTCGTCACACGCACCGTGGTGGTGTAGCTGTCCTTCCACCACAGGTCGCCCGCGCTGTACTCAATGGCCTGGCCACCGGTGCGCTCCACCGGCTCCAGCGTCTCGGGCCAGGGGGCCAGCTCTTGCAGCGCCTGCAGCGCCGCCTGGCGGTAGTGCAGCAGCGCGTCGTCGGCGTCGCCATTGGTGCCCATGCGCACATTGGTGATGGCCATCACCACGTCAAAGACCACGGTCACATGCGCCACGCGCTCTCCGCCCGGCGTGCTTTTCTCCGACGTGCGCACCACCCAGCACCCGGGGAGGGGCACGCTGGGCAGGTCGGCCACGCGGGCAAACGCCGCGCCGCCTTCCACTTGGCGAAACCAAGGCAGCCCGGCGGGCAGCACGGGCCTTGCGGCCACCAGCGCGGCAATGACAGGCGCGAGCGAGATCACCAGTTGGCCTCCTCATCGTCGGCCCGGCCATACCGGCTGGGCGCGCTGGTGATGACGGCGGTGTCGCTCGTCACTGGGTCAGCGCCGGGCACCACGGGCACCAGCGCCACCTGGGCAGTGGCATGCTGCTCCAGCAGCTTCACCGTGGCCTTGTAGATGGCGGTGTCGGCATCGCCCAAGGCATTCGCTTGGCTCATCAGGTAGTGCATGGCCAGGGTGCAATTGATGCGCACCAGCGCCCCCGGCACCGCAGCAGGAGGCGTGGCCGCCGTCCAAGTACTGGGGGCGGGCAAGCCGTAGCCGCGCATCAAGTCTGCGCCGTCGCTGAGGGCGGTGCCCACCACAGACACCGTCTCGTCAAGCACAGCCTGCGTCTCGTCGTCCGCGTCGTCTGTCCGCTGTCCCAGCAACGCCGCCCGCACCCATTCCGCCGAGGGCATCAGCCCGGCGGTGGGCACGGCCAGCTGCACCAGGCGCAGCACATTGGTGCGGCCCAGCAGTTGTGCGTTGGTGGCGTAAGCGGACATGGGCGCGCTTTATTTCTTTTTGCTGGCTGCGGCCTCGGCCTTGGCCGCGGCCTTGGCTGCTGCTTCGGCCTTGGCTGCTGCTTCGGCCTTGGCCGCTTCGTCAGCGTCGTCGGCGGCCGGCTCGACAAAGTCCTCCGGCTGCTTGTCGGTCACTTCCAGCATTTGCTCGGCGTGCAAGCGCCTGGCGGTGGCGGCGTCCACCTCGACCCGGCTCCAGGCGCGGGTGAATGCAATGCCGCAGCGGTAAAAATGCTCAGGCCCGGTCTTGGGCCCGATACGGGCGTACAAAATCATGGTGCTTCCTTTGGCTGTGTGGTTGTGTTGAAGGGTCAGGGCATCCAAGGCGTGACGATGAGGGTCAGGCGCTTGTAGTTGATGTTGCTGTCGCCGCCGGCAATCTTTTCTTTCGCCAGAATGGTTTCGGCTTTGACGCGGTTGGACGGCCCGACCAACAGGGTGTCGGCCATGATGCCCAGCTTGCGCTGGCCGTCGCCTTTGAAATTCATCATGGCGTCGTAGGCGGCCTCAAAATTGGCCACGGTCAAGTCGGCTTTGCTGCCAAAAGCGCACTGCCAAAAGCCATACGCGGCATTGCCGCGCCAACGCCCGCCATAGCTGTACACGTCCAGATCAAACACATTGGGGCTGGCCGCTGTGGTTTGGCCTTCAAACTCAACGGGGACGCGCTCCTGGAGATAGAGGGGCTTGGGCGCACGCTTGGTGCACAGCATCACCCAGGGCGCGCCAGAGCCCGCCTGCATGTTGCTGACGCTGGTCACCGCGCCGGTGCCGTCCTCGTTGGCGTACACGGGGTGGTCGGTGTCAAAAAAATACTGATCGTCATAGCAAGGGCTGGTAAAGCCCGCTGCAAAAGCCTGAAAAATCAGGTCATTCATCAGGTCCTTGGCCGCTTGGCCCTGGCTCTCGGCAATGCTGGCGTAATGGCCCAAGAAATTGTCTTCAATGTCCGTGCGCTGCACATCCACCGTGGCTTCAAATTTTTTGTTTGACACCACATAGGCTTTTTCCGACAGCGTTTTGTGCAGTCGGCTGCCCACCCATTCGCGGAACGCGGGGAACTGGCTCAGCCACGCGTAGGTGTTGCTCCGGTTGTCGCTTTTGATGTAGCCCGCGACGGAGCGCCAGTCATCTGGAGTCAAGGCCAGACCGGACATGAATTTGGCCTTGAGCGTGGTCTTCAAGGCGTCGAGTTGTGCTTGCGTGATCATTGGATCGTCCTTCTTTTTGGTGGGTTACAGGGTCAGGCCTTGGCCTTGGCAAAGTCAGCCGGTGCCACGCCCATGCGGGTGCACATGGCCAGCTCTTCGGGGCTCAAGCCCTCGGGGTTGCCCGTGTCACCGGGCTTGGCTTGGCGCTTGGTCAAGTCGGCCACAGCCGTGGCGCTGTCCAAAAATTCGGTCAAGGCAGCCAGAGGCTGCTTTTCCGCCCATGGCTTTTGCGCCGGCGTCAAGCGGCCGTCGGTCAGCGCGGCGGTCAGCAGCGCGGCGTGGGCGGCTTTGTCAGCCTCAGCCTTGGCTTTGTCAGCCTCAGCCTTGGCTTTGTCAGCCTCGGCCTTGAGGGCGGCCAGCTCCGTGGCCGCCGCGTCAAGCTCTTGCGTCAGGGTGGCCACTTGCGTGGTCAGGGCGGCCAAGGTGCTCTTGGCCATGTCGCGCTCGGTGGTGAGCGCTGCGATTTGCTGGTCTTTGTCCACGTCGTGGCCTTTCAGGTCCCCAATGAGTCGAGACAGCGCAGCCCGGGAGACGAGCGGGTCAAGCGTGTCGAGTGCAGGTTTGTTGGTAAGCGCGACGGAGTCGAGGGCCAGCACACGGCCCTCATCGTCAAAAACAAAAACAGGGCTCAAGTAGCGGTACTCCGCATTGGTCAGCTTGGCCAGCGCGGGCGGTGTCCAGCTCACGTCGGTGGCCCACAAGCCACCGCCGTCTGCAGCGGCACCTTCGCGCCACTCGAGTTTTTTGAGCCACCCAGCAGCAGGCGCTGGTTGGCCGTTTTCTTTGGTCAACAGGCTTTGGTGTTCGTAGTCGATGACGATGTCGACCGACGTGGCGGCCACGTCAGCGATCACCGCGCGGGCAAGCGCAGCGTCCAGCTTCCATTTGCCGCCTTTGGCCAATGCGCCCGGGCGACCATCCGTCGCCGAGAAAGAGCCCGCAGGCAGCAAGCGAATTTCGGTGGGCGGGGTTAGCTTGTCGACACCGCCAAACGCGGGCAGCGCCTGTGCCAGGCTGGCAAGGTGGTATTGACGGGCTGGGTTGTTCACTGCGTGCTCGGTTGTTTGTCGATGTATGCAGTGTCAAATTTGTGGCCACTACAAAACAGCAGCGAAATGCTTCCGACACGCAAATGCAAAACCCCCGCAGGGGTGAGCTGCGGGGGTTCGGTGTCGGGCGGTTGCGGCGGCGGCCCGTGGACCCATTTAAACGCATTCAAACGGGGGGTTTGAGGCCCGCCCTATACCAGCGCCCCGGCCAACGCCTGCGGACGCTTAAACAGGCCATTTTCAAAAGCCCAAAGAAATCTGCCCCGGCTGCGTGCCGGGGGCGGCGTCCAGGCCGTAGCACTGCCGCTTGAGGTTGAGCACATGTCGCGTGGTCAGCTTGTACTTGCGGGCCAATTCGGCGGTGGTCATGCCATGCATGTCGCGGGCAAACTCTTCGTCGCGCCACCGCAAGAACAGCTTGTCGGCTTTGGGCATGGCCACACACCGTGTGTGACTCAAGTGCGGCTCCAGCACCATGCGCAGGCGAGCCAGCTCGTCGGGGCGCAGGCCAAGGGCGCGCGACTTGACCAGCGGTACAAAAACCACTTGCCCGCCAAATGTTGACAAAAAATCCCTTGCGCCGCCCCAGCCCAGTGCCTTTACCACGGCTCGCAGCACGGGGGGCAAAGTGCGTATGGCACCTTCGTCCACGCGTGGCCACACCAGCGCGGAGGCATCCACCTTGGCTGATGGCCGGTGTACTGGCTGGCGGGCGGGGCGTTGGCTCATGGCGTGATTGGCTCAGCGTGCGGCCCAGGCCTTCAGGGCCTCGGTGACTTGCTGTGCCTCTGAATTGCTCAGCGCGTCGAGGTTGATCACCGGGCGGCCCACTTGACGGGCCACCCAGGCGAGCAGCGCAGGTCGGCTAGGGGACTGGACCTTCCCCGCCTGGCCCAGCCGTGCCCAGAGCCGGACGATGTGCGCAATGTGAGGCGGCACCGGGTGAGTCTCGCCGGTGGGCCGATTGAAAACCCGCCGCTGCCGCGCCCAGCCCCGCGCCTCGTAGTCGGATAGCGCGGCCTCCAACTGCTCCGCCGTCATGCTGCTTGCCGTGACAGGCGATCAAGTCGCGGTGCGCGTCATCTGTCCAGCCCGCCAATGCGCCCAGGCCCCACGTCTTGGCCATGCCAAGAAGTTGCAGTTTGTGTTTGATCAGGGTGTTCATCGTTTTTGTCGTGCGGTTGAAGCTTTTTCAAAAGCTCCTCAAGGAGTCTTTGAAAAAACCCCCTGGCCGAGGCCAGGGGAAAAAACCAAGCGGCCTTCCGGGGCTCTCTTGATCTCGGAGAAACTTTTTCAGTGCACTAAAGCCAACTCGGCTGTGGCCTGACGAGCCGCCGCGATCCAAGATTGACGAGACAGCTCACCTAGCTCATCCCATGTGGCCATATCCAGGCCGCTCGTATCTTTGCCACCAAAACGCTTGCGATAGGCGTGGTACATGGCCTGCGCGATTTGTTCAAAACTTTTCATGCGGCACCCCATTTACAAAAACAACACCGTCGCGGTGTTTTTTGCCGTTGCCTTTTGCGCACCAGGCCAGCCACGCGCCCAAACTTCTAGCAGCTTCATCCATGGTTTCGGCTTCGGGCACACCCGGCACCAGCAACTTGCCCGCGCTGGCACCTTTGCCCCACCGGGCAACTGCACTCAGGACGCTGTGGAGCGCGTATTTGGGGCCACTGGCAATCACGATGGCACCGCTGCCGTCAGCGCTGTCCTTGGGGGCCTTGTCGCCCATTTCAATCAGCCCGCTGGCCCAGCACCACGCCTCTTGCGGGCGCATGTCGTAGAAGCTTTTGCAGCTGCATTTGGGGCAAACTTTTTCGCTCATGCTGATGCCGGTGGTCTTGATCGGCTTGTCTTGCCACTCAGACTCCATGCACTGGTGGCGGCAGCGGGTGCATTTGACGGGGATGTCGTGCGCGCTCATGCGGTGGCCCCAATCGCGGCTCGTAACGCCGCGAACTCGGCGCGCGTCAACTCAATGACCGTGGCGGCGCGCTGGATCACAAATTGGCCGTCAGACCAAATCGCCCACCGCACGTCT